AGCCACTCGCTCCTTGAACCACCCCAGGTCCGTGATGATATCAAAAACTGCCGCATGGCCAACGAGAGTCTGTTTCTCATCGCCAGCCTCCCGCACCTCAAGTGCGAATGCTCGGCGTTCAATCGTTGGCGTCCTAACCTCATTGGACATCTCAGAACACCTCCTCTGGTTCAGTCAGCCAGTTTAAAAATATGCCGTTTAGAGAAGAAAGCAGGTCGTTTTGTCCTGCTTTCATTTCCCAAATCACCGTTTTAATGGCGTTTCGAAGTTTTTCTGCATGGTTTTTTGCTAAAATCCCTGCATCCATAGGTCTCCCTTCGACCCTGCAGACCGGCTCCAGTGCCCGCTCGGCATACTCAATATGCGTGGCACAAAACTCGTTCACCCAAGCGAGAAGGCCATCCAGGTCCCCGCTCTTGGCCCGCCTCTCAGCTTCGCGCATCACATCCGCCTTCGCCCGGCGGATGATCCTCTGATATGCATCCCGCCACACCGGCCCGAGGTCTCGCTGCACCTGTGGTTGCCCAGCCTGATCCACCGACACCATGTTCAGCGGCACAAAATGCTTGTCTCCGTCCGGGCCGATGCCGTTCTGGTTCTCCAGTTCGAGGATCTGATTGATGCTGAGGGCGCCAATGCCGAACATCTTGGAATAGTACTCCGCCCTGGACTGGGAGTCGCCGCGCAGCAAGCCCTCGACGGAGTGCTCCGCAAAGTACCGCCGGCGTTCCAGACCGATGAAGAGGCGGAGAGATATGGCCTGCTCCCAGGTCACGAGCCATGGCCTTATGGTGTGCTTCACAAACCAGAGGTCGAACTGCTCCGCGCTGGCGTAGGTGGGCGCTTTCTCGTCGCCCTCCAACATCGTCAGCGGGATGTTGAAGATCCGGGCAATGTCCTTAACCGTGTAGTTTCGCTGGGCCAGGAATTCGGCATCCTTCAAAGGCATCCCGAGTTTTTCAATCTTGATGTCTTCAGAGAGGACACCAACCTTGCCGGCATTCTCCCCGCCGTAATCCTCTTTCCAGGCACGCGCAAGGTTTTTCTGGCCTTCCCGGCTCAGTTGGCCGGGGTGGATCAGCACGATCGGTGGCACGGCGTTGTTCGCCACCACCCGGCCGGTCATCTCCTGCATTGCCAGGCCCAGGCCGACCGCCTCGCGCTCCATCGCAATGACCGAGTAGCCGCGCAGGCCGTCAAAGCCCAGCCCGGCCACATGCAGGACCTCGTAGTCCATCAGCTGCTTCGTCTGGCCGTTAATCGTCGTGTTATAGACCAGGCGTTTCTCTCCGTCCACCTCGACCCAGGCCGGCCAGGTGGCCGCCGGCGACAGAGGCCACAGAGCCACCAGGGCCCCGGCACCGTCCCGCTCGATGTACGCATACCCGTTGCCCCACAGCAGGACGTGCGCGGTGAGTGTCCGCCGGAACTGTATGGCCGTCATATAGGGATTCGGTGCAGTATGCAGGAGCGAATAAGCCGGGTGCTGCTGCGCTTTTTCCTTCCCGGCATCCCGGCGCCGGTAAACGTGCAGGGGCAACGAACCCACGGTGGACGAGATCCGGTTCACGGCGGACCACACAGCTGGCAAACAGAGGGCCTTTTCCTCGGTCACTTGTACCCCACTTGTGGTTTTTGTGCCGCCTAAAAGCTCTACCAACCACTTCTCGGGATTGGCTAAACCCGACACAAACCGGCGCTCAAACAGTTGTGCTATAAGTCCCAATTATTTCACCGCCTTTCCCGGCGGCTTGGTACCAGCCCAAAAAAGAATCGCCCCCGTCACTATCAGGGCAGAGGGGGGATATATCCACCAGAGGCCGGCGAACACCAGCGCCAGGCCGGAAACGGTCAGTATGTCGTTGATGTCTATTTTCATAAGCATCCCCCCTATTGCCAAACAGCTACATCAGGATCTTCGTAGATTGACTTCTTGGGCTTGACGTGTCGCATCGCCCGGTCCAGTGCCATAACTAAGGCTACAATCCCATCTATTTTAGATTGGCTGCTGGCTTTATCGGGTTTTAGGTTGCCGGCCGGGTCCTGCTTGACTGCCACATTTCCGGCCATCCACCGGAGGACCGGGTTGCCACCGTGCCGGATTTTACGGGCCAACAGCCGCCGCTCTAGCTCCTGCATCGGCGCGGCCATACTAAGGAATCCCTGACCCATGCCAACCACGGTCAGGCCCTCGTTCATTAACTCAGTCGCCAACTGATGGGCCTGGAACAGCCGGTCAACGTTAAGGTCTACAAGATGGAACTTTGCGGCATCATCAAGAATCTGCTTCTTGATAAAGGCGTAATCTACCGCGTCCCCCGGCGTAGCCTTTAGGAATCCCTGCTTTACCCACGCCTTGTATTGATCCCGATAGCGGTTGCTGTCATCCGTCAACCGCTTTTCCGGGCACCAGAAGCGGGCCAGCACATCCACAGCCTCCGGATCATCGTCCCGGGGGAAGACCATCAACCAGGCCGTCAGGTCGCTCACGCTGGACAGGTCCAGGCCGCCGAAACACCTGCGGCCGGCCAGCTTTTCCTCGGAAAGAATATCGGCACCGTTTTCGTCCCACAGGTCAAGGTCGATCCACCGAGTAGACTGCTGCGTCCAAACGTTCATGCGCTTCGTGAGAAAATTATTGACTGCCGCCGGCGTTGCCTTAGCCTTCTGCGCCAGCCGACGCAGGTCGTCCAGCTTTACGCTCACGCCCAGGTTCGGGTTAGACTTGATCCAAACGCTTTCATCCTGCCAGTCATCGCCGTCATCCAGAGTGGCAATATAGGCAAACCAAGTATCATCTTGGACGCGACCCTCAAGCACGTCCACCGAGTAGGTGCGAAGCTCATAACAAATGCCGGTCTGATCAAAACCGGCAGAGGTGATAGCCCATATAAGTGGCTGCCGACGGGCGCCGGTGGCTGTCTCTAACACGTCCCATACGGCCCGGGTCTTATGGGCGTGCAGCTCATCAATTATCGCGCAGTGGACGTTGAGGCCGTCCAGGGTATCCTCGTCAGCACCGAGGGGCTCAAACTTACTGGCCGTTTCCTCAACGTTCATATTGCCCTTACCCTGAAATACCCGAACACGTTTAGCTAGGGCCTGGCTTTTTCGCACCATGCGGGCGGCCTCGCCCCAGACTATCTTCGCCTGGTCACGTTTCGTAGCCGCGCTGTAGACTTCGGCCCCTGGCTCACCATCAGCATCTAGCATGTAGAGCCCGACGCCGGCTGATTCGGTTGACTTGCCATTCTTCCGGGCCACCTCATTATAGGCGGTGCGGAACCGGCGGGTTCCATCCTCCCTTAGCCAACCAAAGACACAGCCGAGCCTGAACTGCTGCCAGGGCTCCAGTTTAAGCACCCGACCGGCCCATTCGCCCTTTGAATGCCGCAGGAACCCGAAAAAGTCTATGATATGCTGCGCCGCTTCCGGGTCCCATTTCAGCCCCCGCTGCCAGCCGGTATCCAAGTCCCGCAGGTGACGCTCGCAGGCCAGCCGTACCAGGCGGCCAGCAACGATCCGACCCTCGACAATATCCCTGGCATACCGGGTGACCGGATCGTCGCATTCAACTCGTTTTCGCCTTGCCACGGCGCCGGAACTCCTCGTATTCGTCTTCGGTCTGCTCGGCCTGCGGCGCCTTTAGTCGTGACCGGCTGGACGGCGTAAGCCCGAACTCAACAGACATCGCCTTGAATGCCTGGAAGGCTTTCTCGGCGATCTTTACTTCTGGCCGGGGCATAAGGTAACCGGATTCAGTGGCGAATGTACGACCGTACTTCTTGATGACATTGATACACTCGACATAATCCTTCCAGGCTTGGCAGAGTGCCGCCAGGGCCGCGCCATCCACGATAGTCAGCAGACCCAGACGTTCAAGCTCGGGCACAAGCTCGTCCCACTTCTTTTTGCCCTCGCCTGTCAGCCAGGCCGGGCGCTTAGGCGGAAGTGCCCGGGGTTTCGGCTCCTCGGTGTTCAAGGGGCGCTTGCCGGGGTTGCCCTGCAGAACTTTTAAGGCCGTCGGTTTCGGCGGCCGTCCTCTCTTCGACACCCCGGATCACCTCCCAAACCCGCCGTCTTCCCGGGCGGTCTTCGTATCGTGACACTGCTTGCATAGCGCTTGATGGTTGGCCGGATCCCAAAACAGGCCATAGTCCCCTTTATGCGGCCGGATATGGTCGACCACCGTGGCCGGCGTCGCCCGACCTGCCCGCAGGCACTCCACACACAGCGGGTGCTCGCGCAGAAACCGCTCCCGGTACCGGCGCCACCGGGCGTTATACCCCCGCTGCGCCGCGCTCCCCCGCTCCTGGTCCTGGCGCCGGCGGTCATCCCGCTTATGGTCGGCACAAAAGCGTTCCCCCGGCTCGGCAAGTTTCGGGCATAGGGGGTGCTTGCACGCTGTCCTCAGTTTCGTCGGCACCATTTCACCACCGAGCCCCCGCGGGCCGGGCGCCGGCTCCGACTCCGACGCCCCGGGCCCGCATAAAGACTAACGGCCGCAGCCTTCCTGCCGGTCGGGTGCGGCCAAAGCCGGGGCTTACTTTGGGTAAAAGAAAAGAGCCCGAAGGCTCTTAAATTTTTATTTTCTTTCTCATCTATAAAGCCGCCCCGACGGGGCAGCCTGGGCACACAGCTACTACGATAAAGATAAACCGGATTCTGTCAAATTGCAAACTGAGCAATGGCGCAAAATGGAAAGCCTTACTTAGTAAGGCCGCGAAAATAACCTGTCCGCTCCCAGGATTGACCAATTTTCAGACGAGGGCGTACTTCTCCGCCCAGGGCAAAGGCTTAAAAGGCTTCTTCTTTCGCTTGCGCCCGGACTTGCTGCCGCTTCGTTTCTTGATGCCGAAAAAGCCCACCCGCAGGTCATCAACATAGACCTGATGGATCATCCGATCGACGAGAGCCGGCGGCAAGTCAGCCTGCTTAACCTCTGCCTGCGGCCAAAACTCCCCGTCGCACCGCGGACATTTCCAAAACCCGTAGTCCTTATCAAAAAGCATTACCTCGCCACATTTCGGGCATTTCAAAATCTCTCCCTGGTCGCGGAACTTGGTCAACTGAGTTTCACCTTCCCTCTCGTGATCTGTGGATCGCCGCCGCCAGCCCCGCGAGGGCCAGGGCGGCCGTGAGGATGATCGCCGCAAGGTCAACCGCGTCACCGATGGGCATCTTACTGCACCTCCATTCTGTAGCAGGCCATCATCCCGCCTCCTCCCTCTCCACATCGCGGTCCGGGCATCAGCATAGCCGACCATCCCGGCTTGATACTCGCAGCCGTCGTAAATCACGTCTTTCGTGATCCTGATCTTGAATATCTCGCTCATCTTTCCACTACCGCTCCGTCAAAAAGTCTCTGCATCGGATGCCTCACCGGCCCGTCGTCCGCCAGTTCCCCAAGCAGCTCTTCATCCTCGTCCGGTTTGGCCAACCAAATCACGGCACCCAGAGTGCCGATCCGCTCCACCTGAACCGGGCGCTCCAGCTCTTTCGACGCCTGACGGTACGGGCTACCGTGGCCTTTGAAACGCGGGACTCGGTTCCCGTCTTGTCGGACGCATTGCTTCCCCCAGTAGATAGTGCAAAACCGCATCACCGGGCAATCGGCCTCTTCGCACTCGCGGCGCCGGCGGGCTTCAGTACAGCTCATCGCGATCACCTCTCCCGGCAGCCACACACAGACCCATAGCCAGCATTCCCATAAAACCGCCCGCGAACAGGCCGATCAGCAACCCTACCCAGAAGCTCATCACTCACACCCCCGTCAACTTTAGGTATTCCTCCACGTCCTCCACCGACCTGGCCACCAGGTACTCGCCCTTACGGATTAAAATCTCGTCGCGAAACTTCTCCTGATGTTCCGAAAGCCGACCATTGGGCGTTTTGACCTCAATCCACAGCGTTCTTCCATCCGGGCTGACAGCCGTCAGATCCGCCAAGCCTTTATGGCTCAGCGCCGTCTGGTAGTTGATGATCACAAACCACTTGTGCCAGCGCAACCAATCGCGGATCGCGGCCCGGATCTCGCTCTCCTTCGGGGCCCGGCCCTTAGTCCGGACCTTCCGCGGCCGCTCCGGCTTGTCGGTTAGGATACCGAGCTGCTGGGCCTGGCGGACGGATAGGCGGGTCACCGGTTCCGCCTCCTCGAGGCCTCGGCCATGTTCCGCTTGTGCCGACGCTTGCGGGCCGTCCGCTCTTTCCGCTGCTTGGCGGCCCACCGGCTGAGCTTCCCGCCGCTGGTCAGGCTGACCATGGCCTCGTTCTGGCCGGCCAGCTTAAGCTCGGCGGCGCGTTGCAGTTCCGGCGGTACCGGGACATACTGACCCTGTTCATCTGGCTTCAAGGTAATGATCTGCCGCCGCGCCTCACGCCTGCGCTTTGCCCGGTTGTTCGGGGCCTCGGCTTCGGCATCGAATGCCCGCTCCAAGGCGGCAGCTTGTTCCTCGGTCATCCTCCGCAGGTGCCCGGTGTCGATGTTCACTCGGTCCCCACCTCCTCCAGTTCCTGGTCGTAAGCCCAGTCGTCGAGGTTCTTCTGTGCCTCCTCGGCAGTCGGCGCCTCCGCTGGCCGGGCGCCCAGGACCAGGTAAACCATCACGCCGGCGAGCAGGACCAGGGCCAGCGTAAAGGTAGCTCGGCAGCTGAGTTCGAGAATGCGGCGCCATGTGGTCATGGGATCACGCTCCTTCCCGTTCAAGGTTAACCGGTTAACCCTAGTCAACTAGGTTAACAGTTAACGGTTACTCGTAGAGCTGGCGAATGAGTTCCCTGGGTGCCAAACCCCCTTGACGAATTTTGCGACCGCATGAACGAGCC